CTCTGATCGGCTCGCAATCCAAGTTTCATACTTGGGTCGCGCACTCCCTGAGGGTCACCAAGGTGTCCAGAGGACGGCGCTCAAGGAGCATCGCGAAATCCTCACCAAGCCCCACGCGACGGACCCGCAGCTGGTCCAGAAGGCGAGAGAGTTCGCCCGCCGGTGGTGTGATCACCACCTGCGTGACCCACTCCCCGTTGCTCCGACGATGGCTGGTGGCGCCTGCCTTGAGTACTCTCGTGCTCAGGGCGGTCACGTCACCTATACCACCGAAGTTGCAGCGAGAGTGGAGGCTCTCCGCCAGACGGACGAGTGGCGGGCCCGGGAACTGGCTTCCAGGGTCGAGGGGGCCACCCAGTGCCACGCTGACATAGCGGTAAGGGATTCCTTCGTCCGCGACGAGCTCTTTAAAGATCTCGCCGCGAAGCTTGAAGGGGGTTTACCGCCGTGCCAGGCGCTGGTAATCCCGGAGCGAGGCTTTAAGGCCAGGGTTGTGACGAAATCCCTGTCCTCTCTGATCGCTCTTGGACACTACCTGCGCCAGTGGCTTCTGGGTGGCTTGAGGAGGGATCCCCGTGTCTCGGATGTCCTCCTGGGCGACCACCGTAAGGCGGTCGCGAGGGTCTGCCGCGGCCGCCGTTTGGTCTCGTCGAGGGTTCTTCTCTCCTCGGATCTGACGGCGGCATCGGATCGGCTACCTCACGATCTCATCATTGATGGGATCGTCCAGGGGATCCTTGACTCGGAGGTGGCGAAGAAGATCCCAGACGGGTTTAAGGATGTACTGCGGCTTTTAGCCGGGCCGCAGTTGTGTTCCTGGCCCGATCTGGGGGATTCGACGCCACGGCCTACTTCTCGAGGGATCATGATGGGTCTTCCGACCACATGGTCCCTCCTGTGCTTGGTCCAGTTGTTCTGGGCCGAGCAGGCCTGGGAGCGCGTATGGAGTTTGACTCGACGCGGTCCCGTGGCTGGAGTAGGCCACCCCTCCTTGACACCCGCCACGTCCATCTGCGGAGACGACCTCGCGGGGTGGTGGCCACATAAGGTGGCTCACGCCTACGATCGGATCGTCCACCGCAGTGGAGGTAAAGTATCGGTCGGGAAGCACTTCCGCTCCTCTCGGTATCTAGTCTTCACGGAAGAGGTGTATCGGCTTCGGCTGAAGCACCAAACCCGTGTCAAGCTTACCCGATGGGAGAGGGAGGTTCCCCGACTGGTTACTCTACCGCACAAGCGCGGTCGCAAGCGTTGGCTCCGCTTGGTGTTCCAGCCTCGCGCCGAGGTGGGAACTGTGGCTACCGGGGTGACCCGGGTGCCTTCAGTCCCGCTTCGGGGCTTGGTCAGACCCAAGCGACTGCCCGGCGACCGTGAGCTTGTGCCGTGGTGGGTGGCCCTCGGCCCGGCCTCGGAGGAAGCGGCCCGGAGCACCGGGAACCCGCTAGCGGTCCGTCGCGTTTTGCGCGTGTTGTGGCCTGCCTCGTGGAGGTGGTCACGTGAACACGGCTTTGCGACTACGCTGTGTCGGGAACTCGGTGGTTTCGGGTTGCCTCCCCTGAGGGGAAGGCCCGACCGGGTCGGCCGGCTCCCGCCTCCGTTCCGGAAGGGTGTTGCGGCTTTGCTCTACGCGTCGCAGGTCGGGGTTCGTCCCCCTAATGCGCCGTGGGCAGTTGTCCGCAACCCCTCCTGGCGGAGGATGGCTCGGGAGTCAGCCGACTGGAAGTTCGGGCGTCGAGGGGTGCTCTGTAAGCGAGGGAAGGTCCCGTTCAACGGCCTAGCGACGAACCTCGGTGACATTCGTGTCACGGAGGAGATCGTTACTATGCTGGCGAACGAGTTGACCCTCTTGCTGGGCAGGGCCCCCGACGCCTCGAGCTTCCGGGTCGCCCCCAGGTCCATCGCCCGCAACGTGAGCCGCCATTATGAGCGGCTCGCGAAGCGGGGGGTGGCCTGGAGGGGGCTGCGTGGAATTGACCCGAAAGCCCCAAGAACGGCGCTCGTCAAGAGGTTAGAGACCGTCTACCA